CGAGCTTAATGACTCGTAGGCATCGTGTGTGCATAAAAATTGTGTCTGGCTGTTTGCTGTATCACTTATACTTTGAAGACCAATAACTCGTTGTCCGTCGTCTATAGCGCATTGATCACTGTGCCAGTCAAGTTCTCCATTGGAAAATAAACCGCGTGGTCTATCTTTTTCTTTTTTAAGGTAACTTACTAGTGCTACGGATTTAAGTTCAGGAACTTCACTTGTTATATAGCGCAGATTAAGTGTTAGCTCGCGCCAGTGACTGCCTGTTAATAGTTTACGACTTACATAGTCAGTTATAATGGGATGACTTACATCGCCCCAGTTAATCATAGTTTTATAAAGTTGCTCGGTGCTAATGTGTTCATTGACAACTACTACACACTGACTGGCTGCTAGACGACCTAGTTCAAGAATTTCTTCTTGAGAGTTCCAATCAATATCATAAGCTTCAAGTCCAACACTAGCACCATAATTTTTCAATGGTCTAGTTTTCATTATTTGTCCTTGTGTTGGTGTAGTGCTCGCAGTGCATCCTGCTCACGGCTGGCGTTCTGTATTAACAATACAGTAAAGACATCAATATGTCAAGCGTCGTTTGAATTGCCGACGTCAATTAACTTGGCGTTGCACTTGTATTTATCACCTAGCAAGACTAATTTTATTTTGCTGGCCGGTCCGGAGAGATTCGAACTCCCGACAGCTGGTTTCGAAGACCAGAACTCTTCCGCTGAGCTACGGACCGTAATTGGTGCCGACCCCTGGTTACGCTCCAGGCCATTCTGTTCTTCAGACAGACGCTTCCACTAGGTTAGCTTGGACGGCTTAAATTGGGGTGACTGATGAGAGTCGAACTCACACTGTACGGAATCACAATCCGTGGCACTACCGTTATGCTACAGTCACCATTGTTATGGTAGGGGATATAGGATTCGAACCTATGAATGTCGGAATCAAAATCCGATGCCTTGACCAACTTGGCGAATCCCCAATTGTTCTGGTACCTCCGGGTGGGAACGATCCACCGACCCTCGCCTTATCAAGACGATGCTCTACCACTGAGCTACGAAGGCATAAAATAAATATTACTATGAATTTAAGATCCTACATAAACATAATTACCGAAGCAACAAAAAGTTCTGACAAAGTTCGTAGGGACGCATTTATCTACCTAGAACCCAGGAATAACATCAAGGACTTTGCTCAGTGTAGTAGCTGTTCTCATTTTATGCCGGACAGTGAAAGATGCACACTGTTTAGCAAAAACTACAAGGTGGTTGCTGAAGGCAGTTGTAGTCTCTACGTACAGGGTGTACCTGCAGATAATCAGGTTATAATGGACTCTATTACACCCAAGGATGCAGGCTACGTAGTTGCCAAGGTTAGATGTGAAAACTGTGTGGCACTAGAAGGAACTACTTGTACGTTTTTTGAAACTTTAAACCAAAAAATTCCTGATTTTTTCAATCTAGATACTAAGGTGAAACCCAGAGCTTGCTGTAACGCCTGGGCACCTAAATAATTGGTCGGGGAAGAGGGATTCGAACTCTCGATCTCCTGCTCCCAAAGCAGGCGCTTTAACCAGACTAAGCTACTCCCCGAGTTTTACATATTCTAATAACTTTTTGACATTTTTGTGAGTTTCTATTCCACCCACTGCGGTGTTGCATTTACAGCACAGGATACTTCTTACTTGCCCAGTCTTGTGGCAGTGATCTATCATACCGCCGCGGGCACCCACAAACATTTCTAATTTTACCCCACACAAATAACATTTTTCTTTTTGTTTTTTGTGCAGAGCTAACATATCCAATCTAGTCATCCCATATCTGCGTAGGCCGTTTCTACATACTGTGCAGGTGGATATTTTTTGAGAATGTTTAATACCACAATGAAGACATTTTTTCATAAATTTATTTTAGTTAAATTGGTAGAAGCGGAGGGAGTCGAACCCCCACAGCGCACCGTATGAAGGTGTTGCACTACCATTATGCTACGCTTCCTTTATTAACTAGGTATAACTTTGGGAATATAAGGTACATTCCTAGGACCGTGTCGCTGCTCAAATAGTTGACGAGCTTCTTGAAGATCCTTGGCATACACCCTATCTTTAGTCTCTCCCTGAGGAGTACGCACAGTAGTTTCATACATTGGCATCTTGATCTCCTAATAAATCTTCGGAATATGGATAAGTTAATTCTTCACCTTTGTCAATATCTCTAGCCGCAAATGTTTCATTGCTATTACCTACGACATTTGGAGTTCGACTCCAATTCATAAATCTGTCATTGTCAAAACTTAATCTGTACATTTGAGATTCAGGATCTTTGTATCCCCAATGTAATATGTACTCTCGTGCGGCGAGTGGTAGAGAAATAAAATCCAAATAACACCACTCTAGATCTAGACCTGGTGTTAGCTGCCAGATTTTAGTTCCTTGTGGGACAAATTCATCTGCAAATACTCCCAGTCCGTGTATAGGGCTAGGCCCTAGATAAGTTTTTACTAGTACCATATAAAAACACATTCCTGGACAGTCGTATACTCTCCATAGCCCCGGGCGCTATTATTATTATATTCGAATGTGTTTTTATATGGTAGGTGCGGTGAGACTCGAACTCACAACTTATCGGTTAAAAGCCGATTACTCTAACCAGTTGAGTTACGCACCCATTGTAATACCATATAGTTGGAACATTATTGCTGCTCGTTTAAGCCTATCGCGATATGTCCAACCATATCTTAATAGACCCTTCTTGTCACTATCCATAACAGGATCTCCTTGTTGTCAACGCATAAAAAAACCTAGCATACTACAATAGTACCTAGGTTAAAAAAATAAGTTGTCTGGCTACTGATCCTCATCAGCCCCAGACTGGGCTGTTACTCCGTCCTCTACATTTACTTCTGGCAAGGCGTAGTACCCACCTACGATTTTTCAAGTCGCCCATATAGCGGGCCTTGAGGCTATCATCGTATGAGCCCTGGCATTATGGTGAAGCCAATTTACCCCCAGTTAATAACGTAGATGGGACTACGAGGTTCTTGGTGCCGCCGAAAGGAATCGAACCCTCGACATCCTGATTACAAATCAGGCGCTCTACCAACTGAGCTACAGCGGCTAGAAATTAATCTTTAACTCGTACTTGTGTTACTGTATTTTCCTGATGTTCAATGTGTGGTTCTTGTTTTACAGGTTCTTTAACTTCCTTGGCAGGTTGTTCAAAGTTTCCTGATATAACATCCTTTATACTCTGCGGCACAATACTCCAGCTTAAAGGCTTCCACCATCTGTGAATCATATTGTTAATTAAAATTGCACAACCTGCTACTATCATACAGGCCACGCTAATCAATAAAGTACTTGTTACAAAATTTGTTGCTACTGTAATATCCATAATTTTTTCCTAACTGCCTTACATTATACTTGAAAATACATTTAACACAAGTTTTTTGAACAACTACCTGGAATAACGCCTTATATGATGAAATATTGGGCGCCTAGCTTTTCTTGATCCAGGGTCTCCTCCAACTACAAGAAACATCCCCTGTTTAAGACCGCGACTGTGTTTATCTACAAAATAGGCTAGGCCGCGATTGGTAGTCCTAATTAAACATTCGTTGTAATCATTAGTGACCATATAAATCTCTAGTCCAGTGTTATCATAGTCAACATAAATCATCCAAATATTTATTTTACATTATTATCGATTAGGACCAGTAAGTACACTACAAGAATAAAAACTGCGATTGCCCCATTTTGTTTCCCCTTAAAGTAACTGGAGCGGGCGATCAGGTTCGAACTGACGACATTTACCTTGGCAAGGTAACGCTCTACCAACTGAGCTACGCCCGCATTGTTTTGGTACTTGGGGAGGGATTCGAACCCTCTCTAACCGCCCATCTAGCGTATCGAGGTTATAAATCTCGTCGTGCTACCGTTACACTACCCAAGTATAAATTATTTTACTGAGTCCATTTAAGGACGAAAAGAACTTGATCTCGCTCCCAGCGGAAAGCGACACCTATATTGTAAATTTGATCAGTGGGTTCAAAAGCCCAGTTAGAATATCTAGGGCCCACATTAGAGGTCAACCAGTTTTCCACGGAGTATAACCCCCAGACCCAGTCCAGTTGCGCATCGGGCATCTGTGGCCAGGGTATTTCCGCTCGGTACTGGAAGATATGCCAATCCCATAACATAAAAATATTTATAAGATTGGCAAGATACTTTGAAGCGGGTGCTGGATTCGAACCAACGATCTTCAGGTTATGAGCCTAACGGGATGACCTCTTCCCTAACCCGCATCAAAGTATCCTGGAGCATCGGGCTGGATTCGAACCAGCGAATCGAAGGTTTTGCAGACCCCGCCATTAGGCCTCTCTGGTACCGATGCATAGGTTGGAGGCTTATTACCTCCTAGATGTCCGTAGCGCATAGCGTCCTATACGTTCACTAGTAAATTCTAGCTATACCCCAACTACAGGCCGGACTATCTTTATTACATAAAATTTTTACGTCTAAACAACTGTTGCCATTTCCATTTAATATAATGTGGCCATTCACGTAGAGGAAATTTAAACAAGATATTCTTTCTCTTTAATATAATTGACTGTATTGAAACCAGCTACAATAAGCCAACCCAGTGTTGCACTAAAATATCCAGACACTGCTGGCATATTCCCCTGCACATAATACGTGCCTATACCAATCGCCCCCATTATTACTAAAAGCACGGGTACAATTATTTTTAATATACTGCCTTTCACAATGTCCCTCTAGTCTTAAAATAGGTGTATTCGTCTGCGCTGACAATTAACCAACCAAACAGGGCTGTTACATTAGCCCATATCGCCATATCATTGTGTTGATGTACAGCCAAGGCAAGATTAAGAAAACACAAAATAAAAATGCTAGTAGGAACTGCAAGTCTTAGATACTTCATAATTATACTCCTAGAAAAATTGTTGGCTCCGGAGGAGGGAATCGAACCCCCACTAACGGTTTTGGAGACCGCCGCACTGCCACTATACTACTCCGGATCTTTAATCATACCAGAAATCATTGTACTACGACGTTCCTGAATCTCTTTAATTTTTTCTTCCGATTCCAACTGCGTTAAATTAATTGAATAGACTACCCAGATCATCCAGGCAAAAAAGGAAATTGTAAATAGACCAAAAAGTGTATCACTATCTAGCCTAAACAAGAGCATTACAAACAGAGGAGCCAGTGTAGCTATGGCAATCATACCCACTGTGCGACCTGCTGCTCGAAGTTTAATGTTCATTATGAACTCCTACTTAGTTAATGAAGTTCACATATTACTTTAAGTTCTAATTTAAGTCAATAGGTATTGATAGTTTTTGAACATTCTGGCGGAAGTGGTAGGATTCGAACCCACGGACCATTTCTGATCGTCTGTTTTCAAGACAGGTGCATTAAACCGGACTCTGCCACACTTCCTTTATTTTGTTATGCTAGACCCAATAATACAAATTTTTTAACTAAATCGTATTTGGCAAAATCAGTGCTGCAATGTAATTGGTTTTTATGCCATCTAATAACATCGCCTGCTTGCCATTCTAAATCTCTATCAACTGGAAGATACTGTATTTGCTCTCGGGTTTCAGGCTTACAATGCGAAAAGTCTTCTAGATCTAGTGTATTTTTAACACCTAACCATTCACTGGGCATTGGTTCTCCCATTTCATAACGTTTTTCGTAAAATATATCAAATGTTACAGTACGTAATTTAGGACTAGTAACGAGAGGTATCAACAAAAAACATTGATGGTTTTCTTCTGCTTTAAAAGTATAGGTATCGTCCCACCAAGCATAATTGTCTATATGTATAGTATAGGGTTGGATACATTCTTTGTAGCTACCGTTTTCAAAATGATGATCACCTATTAGAGCTTGTATCTTTGGTTTAATAAAAGTATGGGCAAAACTATCTTCAATATGGTAATCAAGGTTTTTATCAAAATTTAAATAATTTTTTGTAGCTATTGGCTGATTTTTAAAAAAATTTAAAATTTGATTAACTTCTTCTTGAGAAAATATATTCTTATATAAGAAACTTTTATTTACCATATATCATCACTTAATAATTTGGCGGAGCGTGTTGGATTCGAACCAACGATCCAGATTTTTGTCCAGATGCTTTCTTAGCAGGAAAGTGCCTTCGACCAACTCGGCCAACGCTCCGTATTTTTCTAGTATATAGCCAAACTCACTAATTGTAAAGTATATTTGGTGAACTATTCTAAAACACACTAACGGATTCGAACCGTCCACCTTAAAGGCCCCCTTACGGCGGCCCGGCTGCGTCCAGAGCATAGGCGTGTACTTAGCCCAGTGTGCTTTAGAATAATGCGAGTTACCTCGCATTATGTTGGGGTCGACACCCCAACCAGTAGTCTTACTCTCAACGTTCTCGCCGTGATTTCATATATACTGTCCGCCCGTTTAGCTTTTTATAGTGAGCAGTGGCCTCGTTCCACATTGCACTTTACTGCTTTATCGCCTCTTTATTAGCCGACGTAATTCTTGATTAAGTTCTGTTTGCCTGCGCAAACGTTCCATTTTTTCTTTAAACAATTGTTCAAGCAATCGATCGTTAAAAACAAAATTACGTTCTTCTAACTTTTTTTGAAACGACAGAATTTCCTGTTCAGTTGTCATTTCTCCCTTTATATAAACAAAAACCCCAGGGTTTCGAGTCCTGGGGTTTTGTAGAATTCTATTTAATTACAATTATAAGACTCTACAAAGCCCCTGGTCTAGATTACTAATCTCGCGTGTAATCGCAACCCAATAGCCAGCTGGCTGCACTGAGCAGGGTTTTGATATAAACAAGTGTTGTAGGTTAGTTTTCATAATTGTCGTATTGTAAATTTATTTAGTCTTTTTGTCAACTACTTTTTAAAAATATTTGAAAAAACTTGCAATTTTTGCAATTTTGCTAGTCTAGCAACTTCTACTTCCTGGGAGTCTACAATATTATGCTCCATCATTAACTGTAGCATACACATTAGATCTCCCACTTCCTGGGTTAAAACCTGTCTGTGCGGAAGCCCACTTTTGTGTAATTTATCTATACCAAAACGAAAACACTTGCTGATTTCCTGTATGACTTCAGCGCATTCTTCCTGGGTGATTACAAGTATTTCTCTATCAGTTTCGTTCATTTTGTATTTCCAATATAAAATTTATTACTATGCGTCTTTTGTGCAGCAGGGGTGGTGTTCCTCTGTGCTGTAACCTAGAGGGAAACAATATACCACTATTAAACACAGGACTTGCCTGTTCTAAAATTGTTTCATTCTCATCATATATTATAGTGTCGCCATCGCTAGTGGAAACATAATAAACAAAACTTCTATAGTCAGTAGAATCGTGATCAGTATGTATTTCGTTAGCTAGCTCCTGCTCGGACATTTGCATATTAGTTAACAAATTAGCTTTTGCCCTGAAAATATTTTTTATTTTTATATCTGCTTTGCTTTCAATACTTGCAAGTATGGGATCTAGCATACGTGCATAGGTTGAATTAATTGCTCCGTTGATATAAAAATTATGTGTAAACTGAAAATTTTTTAAACTGCTCACTTCTTGATCTGTGAGTGTATTTTCGTTCCAATACCAAGGAAAATAATCATCCCCTAGTTTATTTTCTATATAAATTGCAGTGGGTAAATCCAGCAAATTAGTTAGTAACATTGTGTATGGTCCGGCGTGAGGGAATCGAACCCCCATTCACAGTTTAGAAGACTGTTGTCCTATCCGTTGAACGAACGCCAGATAATTTAATTACATTCTATATTAAAGGATAAAGATATCCTAGTAGATGCAGTATTATTTAGATTAACTAGATGCTCCAAATATGCTGGAAACATTATCAATCTACCCTCAATAGGACGATAGGTTACTTTATCGTAGCCAAAAGGATATGTCATTGCATTTAACCAGGGATTGGGGCTCTTAAACTGCAATGAGCCATCTTCTCCATTAGTCTGATAAAAATATACACCAGAAAACAAAAAAGGAAGGTGATTATGAGGGTATTGGAACCCTTGTTTTTTAGAAATATTCACCCAGCTTTCTTTAAGCCTTAATGTGTAATTTAAATCATAGGACTGGCAAAATAAAGTTGCCTGATCCATTATAACTGTTTTCAAAACTTCTAGCCCCAAATCTTCTATTAAGTTACAATCAGTTTTGTACTTAAATGAAGTTTCTACTGAATCACCCCAGGGATTTCCAAGATCTAATTCGAGAATCTTGGGCATAGCTAGTTGTATTGAATCCTGAACTTTTTCAAATTCTTCCTCTGACAAATCGTAATACAGAACAGGTACACTAAACCAATTTTCGATTGTCATTTTGTAAATTTATAAAAAGTTAGCAGAACTATATTTTGGTGCGACTGGCCGGAATCGAACCGGCACGCCTTGCGGCGGCAGATTTTAAGTCTGCTGTGTATACCGATTTCACCACAGTCGCATATTCATTATATTACAGCGTAGTTTATTTAGTGTCAAGAATTCTTTGGTGGGCCTTGTTGGAGTCGAACCAACTACCACCCGATTATGAGTCGGATGCTCTAACCACCGTGAGCTAAAGGCCCAGTGCTGCACAAGCAACAACCACATTATGCACGATAAATATTTTAATGTCTAGCTCTTTCTTACCAATTTGGATAAATGTCAGCACTTGATCAAACTATAAAATTTATAGAAGCAAACAAAAGTAATACGTTTGTCTATGAAACAGATATCTCTGATCCTCTATTCCAGAGTAAAGCTCCCTATTTGGAATTATTACTAGATGCACCCTATGCAGGAATGTTACAGGAAGCTCGTGCATTAAAAGATAGATTTGTAACACACAGGCCACAGGACGGCGAGGGTTGGCGAAGTCTTTGTGTACACGGAATCAGTGCAGAAAAGACCGGAGTTCCAGAAGAATATGGCTATACTTCAGATCAAGTTCCTTATTCTTGGACAGATATAGCACCGTTGTGTCCTGTGACAGTGGACTATTTTAAAAATAAATTTCCCTATCAAAATTACGATAGAATAAGGTATATGTTACTGGAGCCCGATGGATATATCTCTCCACATTTTGATAACCCTGAGAGTTTTTTAGGAAGTGCAGTTAATATAAGTCTTAACAATCCCGAGAATTGTAGATTGGTTACCACTAGCGGTGAAGTGCCCTTTAAAGATTCTGGATCAGCGTTTTTGTTTAACACAAATTATACACACGCCGTTTATAATAACAGTCATCAGGATAGATTTCATATTATAGTTCACGGCACATTTGCTAGTGATTGGCAGAAAGTAGTACGTAGTAGTTACCGCGCAGCGTTAAAAAAACAGATTAATCCATCACAATCATAAACCCAGGTAAGTTATTACCAGGTATATGACTTGGAGCGTGATACTGGAATTTAAATTTTAGATCAGTAAATGCTGTTTTGACGGCAACCAAACCACCATTACCAGTGATGTCCAATCGACCTAGATAAGCTGGGCTTTGATTTACAATGTTTGTCATCATTTCAGCATATTGTTCTGCATCACTGCCACGTGTGACTAAATTAAGCGTACCAACGCCTAATACATAAGTTAAAATATCTGTTGCTGCTTTGACTGTGTTGGTTCTAAAGCTAGGGTATCCCGCAGTTTTTTCTGCTTTAAGCTCCTTGGCTTTGCCCATATAGTAAGCACCATCAGCTGGTAATCCTGCGGGCTTTTCCCAACCACCAGCTGTCATTGCTGGATAAACAGTATTTAAAAAATCTGAATAGTATTCGGTAGGATTTTGAACTTTGTCCTTACTATAAATTTTTTTAATTAATTCATTAACTAGAGCTTGTAGGCCATCATAGTCGTTAAAACTTCCACCTAAAATTTCCGTTAGTTTGACATACTCTGCTGTTTTTACAAAGGCTGCACCGCGGATAATCTTGTCAACGTTTTTGCCACCAGCACTGGGGTGATAACCTTTAAAAAGTTGAAATAGTTTTTCTACTTTTTTACTGTCTTTACTTCCGGATTTTTTAAGTTTGTCTTCATAGCTATCCATTAGATCAGCAATGCTAGCAAAGCTTGTCCCAGACCCAGTAAGACTTTTTACGCTATAATTATTTTTCCCCACTATTACATCAATTAAAGGGAAGTTTCCTTCTGCAGGAAACTCTATAAGTTCTCCTCCCTGGGAAAACATTATGGGTGCAAGTATCTCTCCGAAATCAACACTGAGTTGATTACGTGCTTTACTACCTAGTTTTTTATTTAACTCAGGGGATATAGTTCCTTGCCCTCCAGCCGCGGCTATGTCTAATAGTTGTGAACAAATTTCAATTAATTCAGGTCGTGTTTTAATTTTATCTGCTAGGGCTTGTTTTGTGGCGCCTACTAATTCGTCCTTGTTATAAGTTCTAACAGCTAGTCCCAGACTAACTGGTGTTAATTCTTTTTTACCTACACTAATACTTCCTTGATCACCAACTCCGGCTACTACTAGGGTGTAGATTATGTTCTTTATATCTTGATCGTCGCTGGGTAGTTGATGTGCCTTGCCTGGTTTAATTTGATCAATAACGTTACTAGTTGTGCTGTAGCTTAGGATGTTGGCACGATATTGACCGCTAATTCTAAGTTGATCAGGATCAGGTGGTAGCTCGTCCAGTCCCAGACTGGCGAAGTAGTTGGTTATATCCTCGCGCTGAGCACCTTTAATCCTTATATAGATCACAGGACTCTCTGCTTTCTTTTCTACTTCAAAACGAATCCCCGGCATCACTGAGCCTAGGTTAGCAGCAAGAATACCAAGTTCTGCCCGGGTAGCATATCTTGCATCCACAGCTAGTTCCTGCAAGTTAAAAAGTTCCATAAGATTCATCCTGTATTTATAGTTTAAAAGTAAAATATTATGTATGTTGCAGCGCAATAAATATTATTACAACCTAACTTTATACAATAAAAACCAATATGTCAATCAAAAATACACTAGATAATTTAACGAAATGGCTGAGATCCGGGCCGCACACAGAAATCGAGGCTTTTATAGCTCGCAATAATCCTAAAAATGCGGCTGATGTAGAACATTTAATTAAACAATGGAATTATAGCCAGGAAAGATGCTGGCTATAATGTTTAGAAAATTATTAGATTACATCATTGAGTATCGTTGTAAAAAGGCTGCTGAGTACCTAGACCATCTAGTTATACGCTAGTCCTAGTTTTACGCTCAATGTCATCTTCGTCGCAACGGGCACCATATTGAATTTCCACTAATTTTAATGGCTGATTCTTGGGATTACATAATTGGTGCCATTGATTTTTTGCTATATGTAGACTTTGATGTTTTCCGTAGATACCACGTAACTCATAATCTGTGCTTCTGTCATTAATTGTATAAACTTCAGCAGTGCCTTCTACAACGAACCAATGCTCAGCACGATCCTGGTGACGTTGCATACTTAAACTACAACCAGGTTCTACGGTCAATTCTTTAACTTTTGTATGATCACCCACAGTGTGTAATACTCTGTAATAGCCCCAATTACGATCTGTTTTAGGTGCTTTCCATTCTTCTAGTATCCAGCTACTTGAATTCTTTTTATCTTCACCACCTACCCCAAATACAAACTCACAATTAGGATCATTTACATCCATTTCGGGAATGTTTTTTGCAGTACGATCTCCACCGTTGGCAAAAATTAATTTATTATTTGGATAATGTGCCCTTACTTGACGTATAAATTCTTTAGCAGACCCATCATCATCATCGAATGTATATACTTCATCAACCATAGCTAGATTGTTTACTATACACAATCTTTCGTTCCAGGGCATAAACGCACGGCCTTTTTTACGTTCCAGCCATTCATCACTGTTAAGCCCCACTATCAAATAGTGCCCTAGTTTTTTTGCTTCTTTAAAATAGGCAATATGCCCAGAATGTACTGGATCGAAACCACCTGTAACTAAAACTATAATATCTTTATCTTCTATTTCATTTTGATTTTTCATACTTGACTCCAACGGCAATAATGTCCTGATATCCAATGTGTAAAAATATCTTCCTGTCTTATTTCTCCAGTGGTTTTTATTCCCACCACTGCACTGTCTGGTAATACATTTAAATCTACCAAATCTCCTAAGCTAGTATTTTTGGGATCAAGCTCGGGATTGTTTGTCTTATATACCATACTATAAATCCAGGGATCATTGGGTTTTTTATAAAAATGCCCTGTCCTACAATCGAAACCCGCAACTGCTAACATATACATCAGATTTGTAATATTATAGTTAAAGTAACTATAGCTAAGTGTCCTGGGATGCTGTACACCTTGATCATCTTTAATAGATGATTGTGGAGTAATCAATATTATAGCACCGCCAGGGTTAAGTTGTTTATTCCAAGTTTTTAAAGTGGTAAGTGGATTAACGCTGAATCTAAAACTATCGTGACTCCAAATTAAATCTGCCTTGATTCCTGGATCATATTGTTCAAAATCTCCTTGTACAAACTTAAGATTATCTCTTAAATGTATTTTCAATCTTTTATCTATGTCCAGCGCATAACATTGTATATTGTAGGGTCTTTCTGTTCTAGGATTAATTTGTGTGGCCCACCATTGTGTATCAAAACCAGCACCGCAGCCCATATCATAGACTACACTTACACTCTGCATAAAATCTTCGTATTTTTCAAGAAGCTGTAATGTTTCCAGACTGTGTTGATGACTTTCTTCATCGCTAGCAAATAGTCTATTCCTAGATCTAGCATTCATATAACAATATCTTCCATACCAGCAGTGCGTAATCTAGCTACGTGACCAAGCATAAAGTTTTTACTTTCTAATCCCTTCATAAGACCTAGCCATTTATTTCTAATCAGAGCTACTTCATTAATAATAGTCTCATAGTCAATTACTTCGTCTTCTCCGTCAGTATATTTTTCTGCATCTCTACTAGTCAAAGATCTGTTATAATTTTCTAGATATTTTTGAAAATGCCTACGTCGTATTTTTTTAAGTTGTATATTTAGGTAATTTAATACTGCTTCTATTTCTTGAAGTTGATTAAATCTGTGTTCAGTTATTCCAGGAAGATTCGCAACATTTTTTTCTAAGTTTCCTTTGACCGTACAGTCCTGTTTGGCCTGAATTAATTCAGATTCATAGTAACTTATAAAGTCTGGTATTTTACCTAGATCGGAAACTATTTGATTATACCACATTTAATTAATCTTCATAATCGTAATTTTCATCATCATCTTCAGATTCTGATGCATATTGTTGATAACTGCGTTTAGTATATTGATCTGTCATTGCGAATTCATTTAGATCTAGATCACCCAGCAAATCAACTAGTACACTCATTAAGTTGTCGCTAGCCTCTTGCCTATCCTTGGCAGGAATATACTGTTTGAGTATACTATATGTTTCTGTAAGTGTATCAATTTCAATACTCATTTTCAAATTCCTTTTTATTAAGTTTAAGTAAATCGTGTATTTGGTATTCCATAGTGGTCAATGTTGTGGGAAATCTATTATATCTTAGCTTCATAACTAATTTAGTTGTCTCAGCATATCTCAAAAATCTTTCTTTAATAGTTAGCTCGGGATTAGAGTCAGCAGTCCAAAGATTACCGTATTCATTATTATACAAGTGAATGCCTAGTTCTGTCGACATATTAGACAGAGGAGTATCAGGTAGTATTACAAGTGGACTATCTAGACTTATACCTATTATGGTATCGTCTATTAGATATTTTTGATATTTTTTTAACAAGTTAAGGGTGTCATTGTGATCTTCTAAAGTTTCTGTAGGATAACCAGTAAACATTAATAAAAAGTTTTCTATTTTATACTTACTGCACATTTCCAGATGCCAGTCTATATCTTGGTTACTAAATTTTTTCCCAAGATGTTCGCGTACACGTTCACTACCAGATTCTACTCCTATCTGTATTTGTTTACACCCTGACTCTTTTAACAATGCAAACATTTTTTCCGGATGCTGTGATCTAGGTCTAATAATAAACTGACCGCTATATTTTATATTTTTAAGACCAGGATGTGTTTTATGTAGATCTATTAATCCTGTTGTGAGATCATTAAGTTGTTTAAGAGATCCATTTAGTAAACTATCAGAGAAAAAATAATCAGTTACTCCGTGTTTTAGATAATTTTGTGTTATTTCCCGTACTACATTTTGACCTGATCTGAATCTGAACTTTTTCCAAATAGCTCCCACGTCACAAAAAGTGCATCTACGCACACAGCCACGGCTAGCAGTGATTGTCACTGTTCTAGTAGGGTTGCCAGGATTTACATAATCCTGAAAATTTATTTTATTATAGGAAGGCAATGCCAGTGCATCTAAATTATCTATTTGAGGAGCCCAAGTTTCATATTCTGTTGACTTATCATTTAATCCCAGAACATTGTTGCCTTTAAAAAATTCATCTAAGACGACATCACCTTCGCCCATAACATAATAATCAACTAGATTATTTTCTAAAAGAAACTTACCAAAAGATCTACCGTTTTTTTCTTGGCCAACTAGCGATTTATTCCCATAGCCCGCTGACACACCAGGGCCACCTGCTATTATTTTTATGTCTAAATTATGTTTGATACGTTCTAATAGCCTTTTAGCTAGTAAGTGTTGCATCACACTAAAAACTGTTGCAGCAATAAGATCTGCTTGGTATGACTTTATTTTTTCCACTGCTAGATCTAGAACATTCTCAAGAACACTCAAGGAGCCAGGGTTTGCTAGTTCTAGATTTTCTAAATCCTTTTCTGATCTAGCTACATATATTTTTTCTGTGATATCTGCATTTACATTATTTCTAAAAAATATATTAAAGTCAAAAAAATTGTAATTTATATTGTTATTCTCGCAGACGCCAGCTACAAATGCAGCGCCTGGTGGTGGCCTGTCCACAGAAATTAATCCTGACGTTATAATCAAGACATTGTTAAACTTTGACATTTTGCAATAGTGCTTCTATTTTTTCTATTTTTTCTAGTATAACTTTCTGTCGTTCTTCCGAATAGTTTTCAGAATATAATTCATTGAATTTTAAACTATGATTTAATTTTTCGTCTAATACCCAGGTTTTGACAGGAAACTTAAATTTTAATTCCCAGTAAGCATTATTTAACGCCCAGGTTAGCGCCTGTGGATAAGGACCATTGGGAGTAAAATATACTCCCTGATATTTAATTAGATCTGGGACCAAAATGTCATCAAGATAAAGATTTATCAATGTTACAGATTGATCTTTAACAATAGTATTGTCAACTAGGACTGTACTATTGGGATGTTTTCCGTATAATTCTATTCGTAATACGTGGTCTCCCTCCATTAAATCAAGAGGTATATTTACCCTGGCATAGTCCGATTCAAAACTAAAGTCCTCATAAAGATCGTCATTAACGTAGAGTTTAATCTTGGGCCAACCCAGAGATTCAGTTGCTGTAAACTCCAGGGTTAAAATATCCATTTTATTCTTCTGTCGCTAGTTCTTCCAGTTTAGCTTTTTTATGTGGATTTGCTGTGAAGTCAGCCATTACTTGGTCTAGGCTACCATCCTCGTTACGTTCCCACGCCTTACGGAACTGTTTGATCACAGTACCATCTGCTAGGGTGTATTTAAGACTGTTGCCTTCCTTGGCCAGTAACCCCTTTTCTTCAAAAAGATCTACCAACCCGCTATAGGGATTCATACCTGTTTCATAGGGAATCTTTACTTGAACACTTTCAAAAGGTTTAGCATAACGAGTTTTCATAATCTTACAGGCAGCTCGAATACCTTTGACGTCACTGACTTTGTTGCCGTCCTCATCCTCTTTAAGTTTGAGTTTACGCATAGCGACAACGATTGAGCTTGCATAGATAAAGCCCTGACCACCTGAAATTTTATCGTCAGGATCAAACATATCCTGTGATGCGTAAGTGTGGTTAGTTGCAATTAGTCCTATATTCAAACTGCCGAACATATTTACACAGTTACGAACTAGTGCTGTTAAAGCCTTGGGCTTACGGCCCATATCACCCTTCAAATCACCTGCTTCAAACTGATTAACATCAGTGGGAGTTAATAACATACCTAAACTGTCAATAATAAACAACACTTTGGGTCGATCATTTTCCGGAAGCGTTTTGTATTCTTTGACAAAATCATTTATAACCTTGGCCACGTCGTCGATCATCGCCATATTCAGTTTTAATAGTTTATCTTCACTAGTGTCTACACCCAGTGCGTGTAACCAGGCTTCATCAAGTGCGTTCTCAGTATCAATGAGAATAACATAAATGCCCTGTTGTTGAGCGTTCTTGACAAGATTTCCCGAACAGATAAAACTTTTACCTGCTCCAGATTCTCCTGCGAATACAGTCACTTTGCCTAGCGGAACCCCACGGTTAAAATCTCCACTAATGAGATAGTTTAAAGCATAGTTGTTTGTGCTAATCCAATCTGTTGGATCTTGAAATCCCACAGATATGCCGTCTATGCTCTTAGTAATGTTTTTCCTAAATTTACTTACATCAAAAGGTTTGGTTGCCATAATTATTCCTTGATTAAAATTTTAAATATATTTTTTTGATTTTTTATTTTTTGTAAAGAGTGTTCCAGATCTTCTACTAACCCCAATGGTATTCTTCCGTGCCCTAGTTTTTTATCACAGGGATCTATGCTATTATCTTTCATCCATTGTACATAATTCTCGTCAGAAAGCAAACTATACGGAAAAAATATCAAACTGGCCTCGCCACTGTAATAATGGAGATTTTGAAGTCCAGGGTAATCGATGGGGAGGTTGTCTTGATATAGATCTAGGAACTCTTTGCCTAACTCTGCATAATGCAGGTATAATGTACCAGCAGGCAGATCAAATTCAAAAAAATCATAGTCTTGTGGATCTAAACTTATTCTTCTATATTGATCTTTATTGAAACTAAAATAGAGATAGGGTACTTCAGGTATTTTAGTTTCTACTCTGTGCAGATAAAAGTTTAAATTTCTAATAGCATCTTTAAGTTCCTTGTTGGCCAAGCTAAAGATTCTGGTTGGGCTACCAAATCCCCCGCTTAGTTTTTCAAACTTACTGTGTAGATAATTGAAATAATCCTGAGGCTGATCTAGAATATTATCTCTAACTTCTATAAAATTTTTAAGATACTTGTTTATTATTAGACAACTATCCATCAAAATTTTACAAGATTCTTCCAGAGATAATAATCCACTAAAAGCTTCATCTTGATTGATTTCACAGTTTTCCAGACACCATTGAAATTCCTTTGCCCATTTTCGAGCAAAGGAATTATCGTACAGATTGATGTCAAAAGACTCTTCTCCTGAAGAGCCCAGTAACACAGTAAGTTTCATTACTGAGTTTTTCTGTTGCGGATCATCGCTAGGATGTCTTCAGCCTTTTGTGCAGCAGGTTTCGTAGCAGGCTGTGCTGTAACTGTGGCCACTGGTTTAGTAGGTTCAAAAGGAGGGTCAGTATCCTCATCAGCTACTTCTACTGGACGACTAGTCGTTGGCTTTGCCGCTGCACTAGTTGTCGCAGTGCCAGAATCGTCACCACCAGTGCTAAGGCCATAGGGTTTGTAATAATTGCCCCAACGTTCAGGATCATAGGCCTCACCATCTACACTTGCTTCAAACATTTCCTTGATAATGCGGAGTTCTTCCTCATTAGGACGTTTGGGTAGGAAATCAGACAGATTAAACAAACCAAATTGTTCAATGGCATTGGCCTCGTCCTGTGTTAGTGCAGACTCCTTACGTGCCCAACCGCTAGTACTGTAATCAGCGTATTCACCCTTTTTAGATTTTTTAATATTGAAATCAAGGCCGCTGGCATAGTCAGTGGGAATACTTTCTAATTCAGGATCCATAAGGCTGTCCTTGATGGTCTTGAAAATTTGCGGACTAATGACAAAACGTCGAATTGGATTTTCTGGAGCCTTTTCTTCGCCCAGTGGATTATCACGAACAAAACCCTGGAAAAGATAACTACGTTTTTTCCAGTACTTATTGGCTGTTTCTTTAAGACTGTCGTCTTTATACCAGTTGCGAACTTCTGCCAGAATAGGACAAGCGTCGCCATACATTTCCACACAGGGTACTTGAACAATAACAGGCTTACTATCAGCCTGGCCTTTGATTCCACTGAAAGGTAATTTAATAGTTAGACGCTCTAACCAGAAAAAGCTGTTCTTGGGGTCAGCGTCGGGAAGAAATCTCACACGAGCTGTGCTATTCTCGGGAATATTCCAGTGTGGGAAAATTGTGTTATCGGAAGTTTGTGATTCTTTGTTGCCGGATTTTTTTGATTCTTGTGCCTGTAGTTTGGCACGAATTTCTGCTAGTGATGTTGCCATTATATATTCTCCTTAAGATGGTCTTAGTTAGTTTCCTTGATACATCAAGCCCCTTGCAAGATGTAACATAACTATTTAGCATAGATAGACAGAATATAGATTTTATTTGGTAAAGTCAAGGCAATTTTTACCAATAAAAAACCGGGCATTGCCCGGTTTAACTTATTTGGCGCCGCTTACGGGACTTCGTTCCCAGGTACTTGCTCCAGTAAGCTCATTGTCCTTTTTGATATCAAATTTAGGATATTTGATTTTTTTATTATTGTTAAGAGCATAATGAGCAATTAGGTCTTTAGCTCTAGCAACTTCTGCTGCACTGTCCAATATGTACTTGCTATCTAGATAGGTAAAGTTAATTTCATTATCTTGGAATAATTTATCAAAGGTACCTTCATTGGCTAGATCCAGATCCTGTTCTGTTAATTTTTTAGGTGTTTTAAAGAGTTCATATAACAGAGGGCCTGGAGCTTGAATACTACTATCTAGCTCACCCACTAACTTCCCTGTTAAACCGTGTTGCTTTTGTGGTGGGTTACCTATCACTCTACCTGTTTTAATTTTAGCGTCTTGGGCTAGTTGTCCCACCCGTATTTGTTCAGGGTCTAAGGACTCTTTAAGATCAAATCCTTCTTTTACCTCTTCAATTACCATACTAACACTGGGTTCTGTGGTAGGTAACTGTTGCTTGAATCCTATATAGGGGTCACCTTCTTCCACAGTGCCAAGGGCATACTCGAACCAACCATTTCCCTCGTTGTTAAGTATTATCATATACCATTCATCGTCCAGTCGTCCTTCCATACTGAACAAATATGTGTCGTCATTTCTGCGACTAGGACCGTTCCATCCCATTGCTTTTAATTGTCTACTTATTTTGTCTAACAATTCTGGCCAGGGTAGCATATTAATTAGGTTAGCTTCCTGTATGGATTCTTTTTTGCTCCCCCAATTTTTTGCGCCTTTTTTACGGCACTTAACTAGAGCACCACTAGCATAGGCACTGGGCCAAACTTTGTATCTGCTTTTAACTTTGTAATAGCAGGCGTCTTTCTTTTCGTTGAGGGCTGTATGCTCTAGCATAAGTCCACCACAAGCAGGGCAGGTATTTTCTTTTACACTTTCTCCACCAGCATCACCGCCCCCTTCACCGCCTTGGTCATTGGTAGCATAATATCCAAATCCTGGATACCAATAGCCGTAGTAGGCAGGTGTTTTGGATTTCTTTTTAGTAGATTCTTCTTGTTTTTTCTTGCCCTGACAATGAGCACGTTGACTAAATCCCTTGGGATTATTGCAGTTAATACTGCGTTTATATTTTTCTGACCACTTTTCTTCTAGTTCTTGTTCGTTAGTTTTAGTAGCAACATTCTTGGCAGCTCCTCTTCTCTCGGGATTTGGATCTTCTCTGCGTTTTTTTGCTGCGGCACTTGCACGACCTTTTTTACCAAGAGCGTGTGCTTTACTCTGGGGCAGACACTTGGGTTTACCTTCACTATCACTTCCTCTAGCACAATCCCCGCGGATTTTGCCGTCAGGACCAAATCTTACCCACTTTTCCTTGAACCATTTTCTTAAATCTTCCTTTAACTCTGGATCTTTTTTAGGATACCCGTGTTTGATATCTAATGTATATCCAGACAGTCCTTGTTTATCTAGAACGCTACTAATAAATTGCTCAGCTTCCTTGGCACTAGAAAACTTATCTCCTAGATTATAACGTCTGACTTCGTCACCAATAGTTACAACAGCAATAGTAATGGGTTTAGTTTCTAACTCTGCACTATCAGCACTTGGTGTTACAAAATTAGTAGCTGCAAGAGCTGCGCCTGCTAGTTTAGACTTCCAACTTTCTCTAAGAGCTTGTTCTAACCTAGTCTTAATATTGGCTACACTTTTAGTCTCTGTAGTTTGTGCCTCAAATGTTTCTTCAACAACATCAACAACTAAATTTTCTTTAATATTATACTTTTGTTTCAATTGTTTACGCAGTGTGTCTAATTCCTGGTCGCTAATTTCGTTATTTAAATTTCTATCATATAATTTTTTAAGTGCTGCATAGTAGTCAGGATTAGGTAATCCACTCTGCTTACGGATCTTCTGGTGATCTTTATAGGCTTCTGATTCTTCTTCTAGGTCTTCATCAAATTGGCCAATTATGCCACTAGCCCATTCTTTAAATTCTGATTCTGCCCAGTTGCGTCTTTGTTTATAGGCTCTAGCAACTATAGGCAGAGCTGAACTCATACGCTCATCAAAAATTCTTCGTTCAAATCTTGCACGTAATTCTTCTAGATTGACATCATCTGCAAGAACTTCCTGAGGTGGTTCCCAATTTTCTATGTATTTGGTGTAGCCACGTTGTCCTCTTAAACTATGTAGGTCTCTATGCAATCCGCCGTAATAATCAATTGCTGTTTCTACCATAGTTTGTGTTTCAGCATCTTCAAATTGACGGCCACGCATATTACGCACAAAAGTTCTAAGACTTTTCATCTCAGATATAATATTAGTGATGTGTTTGCCAAACTCATCGTCCACCCTGCCGCCATTTTTTACGTGTCTAGCATAGGCTCTTGCTTCACTTACCGAAGTTCCTTCTGGTAATCTAAAACGTTCACCAAGGTGGTTCTCGACGTAGATGGCCGCTACATTTCTGCTTCTTGCGCCGAGTATTTCCTCGTCCACCTTCTTACTGTGTCTTACAATTATTTTAGTAGGCCCTAGATGTTCGTAACTACTTCGTGAAGTCCCCGACATTTTGGCTTCATTTACAACTTCTGATGTATTAAAGATGTCCTGATCTTTGCTTACGTGTTTTAAATCTCTTAGTTCAAGTCCAGCTACGGTTATGTCGCGAACATCATAACTGCAACGATTACGTCGTGCGAATTGCCTCATCGATCTTACAAAGTTATACCATTCATCCTTGATATTATCTGGCATTTTATCATCCAGAGTCATATCATAAAATACTAAAAGATTTCTATCCTCTCCTAGATGCATAGTAATTTGACCATACTCTACATTGTCGCTAGCTTTGAAATTAAAGACAAAATATCTAGCTTTCTCCTGATCTTCCGTTTTTTTCAAGGCAGCGTCGTAAAGAGTTACCCCATCAAATCTGCTGCGAATTTTGTTAAAAAGGTTATCAGATACTTTTTCTAGGTTGATCATAATTAAAATTTAAAGAATACCCAGTATTTAGCACTAGCTCATTATAAACGGTAGAGGCATAACTTCAGTTTCCGTGCTATCTTTCAGCTGCTGGTCTAGGGCTGGGTCAAATTCTCTTAAAAAGGTGGCTATCCTAACTGCCAAAAGCATAGACATTACTAGATCGTCAGTCTCGCCAATTTTAGCCTTGAAACTACCACCACTAGCCACAAACACTTTTAGCTCGCTTATTAAACTTTTACTAGCTATTTTCAGCTTACCAGTTTCCACTAAATTTTTAAATTTGCTACAGGCAGCTAACTTACTTTTGTGCGTAGTGTTAAACCCCTTGCGGAATCTGCGCCCGGAAACTGCCTTAGCTGGTTCGCTTAAAAATATACCTGATATCTTTTCTTCTCCATATTCAGCCAGAGCCACAAGAGCAGCTTCGCCTAGTGTATTATTCTCTAGGCTGTAATAGACATTATTAGGGCTCCCACTCGCTTCAGCTAAAGTTTCTGTGATACTCGCTAATAATCTAACTTGTTCTTGCACAGTTGTTTTATTATGTTGCCATTCGGCTATTTGGCAGAGGCTGGGAAGTTCTAATACTTGTATAGCACTGGGATCTCCGCCTGTGCCCAAGCTAGGATCAAGAGCTACAATATAAACACAGTCTTTTTCTGGACGTTTATACCAACGTATTTGTCCTTGTTTTTGTAATGGGTCTATACCAGCTAGTTCCGTTAGCTTAATAGGATTAATTAAAGTTTCATCAAAGATAATAAATTCACAATCCATCTCTCTTCTAAATCTTTCTTCGCCTAGTTGCTCCCGCATCTGCCTAGCCCAGGCTTCATCACGTTCAGGATGTTCTTGCCAACTAGATTTAAAAGCCTTGAATCCGTTAACACCAAGCTCTACTTCATTACCATATTCATCAAAAGTTTTGTTTGCCAATCTCCAAATTTGCGCGAATTGATCTTCATCACTGTTGGGTGTGGAGGTAATCATACACTTACCACCCGTTGCCAACGTAGGACTGATAGAAGTCCAAAACTCTTTGGCAATAGTTGGACGGACGAACGCAAACTCGTCGCAATAAAGTAATGATATAGACATACCTCGGCCAGTTGTTTCGGTAGTGGTAGCACTAACTATTCTACTGCCGTTATCAAAATCAATACTGCCTTTATTGTAAGTAACTACACCTGCACGAATATGATCAGGAACGTTTTCATATGCATACCTAATACGTTGCATAATTTCCTGCGCACCGGAATATTTGTGTGCCGCAATTAATATGGTGCTATCTGGAACAAACATAGCATACCACAAGAGATAACCAGCAGCCGTGGTAGATTTACCAGTCTGTCGGGGCATAAGGCTTATGTTAAACCTATAGTTGTGATAAACGTCTACTAATCTTCTTTGATATTCGAAAGGTTTATAGAGTAATCTTCCCTTGGTAGGGTGTTGTATATAAAAATAAGTTTCGAGAAAATACTGCGGCCCATTTATAGGATCAGCACATTTTACCATCTCTCGCATCTGGTCCGCACTCCAGAGCTGTGCCTGGTGTGGGGTTTTAATTAGATTTACAGTATTCTGTGTGGCCATTTTATATAAAATTCTAAATCTTTTTATTTATTAGTTGTCTAGTTTCCAAATTATATGTAAACTGTGGCGTAATTCTTCTTGTGGAACTGGGGGCCAAAGATAATGTGTAATACTAGCCGCATTATCCATAATATACCCTGAGTTTACTTGATATTCTGGCTGCACATCTTGTCCTTCAATTACAAATGTAGTTGCAAGAGGATAGGAATTATTACTCAGATAAATTTGTATAGCAACTTCTATCTCGGGATTATCAGTATGTTTGCTTATATAATATTTGTATTTGTCCTGCCACAGTGTGATTCCTTCTAAAATTAATTTAGGTTTTCTAAATATATATTTTATTTGGGGCGTAATTCGGTCAAAATATGGGTATAATCTAGCAAGAAGCTCTGAGCCTTGTATTACGTTTCTATTTTTTTGGCTGGGAACATTGTAAGGTTTCCAATCATTAGTCGTGTTTATATAGTTTAATAATTCTGCTAATAATTCTTGGGGTAAAAAATCTTTTACAAAACATAGACCTGGAGTTACTGTTTGTCTGTTTTTCAAACAATTTGCTAGGTGTTGATTTATGTGATTATCATTCATCTTGAGTTAAGTACTTGGCTATGCCATAACTTTCAGTGTCACCTGGACGCTTGACCACGTGTATCATTTTTGTACTTTCTAGATTGTTATCTCTACAAATTTGAAAGTGTTTGTTGCGATAAGTATTCCATCCGTAATCACGAGGCAAGTTTTCTATCATAAAATTACCACAACTGGTTATGCCACTGTTTACGTCACCGTAGTAATGATTAAAAATTGTTATACTATCCATAGTACGTTGTTTTGTCCAACGTAATCCCACCCTATTCCAGTGTAGAGAATATTTACTCAGGCTCATTGCCAGAGATTTTATATTGGGGTGATCTAGATCTATGGCGACGTCTCGGGCGGTGGTGATCCAGGCCATATCTAGATGTATATCAATATCTTTTTGCTCACATTCGGAAAACAAGTCCTGCCAGCCGGG